CCTTCTTCTTCGCCTTCTTCTTCCTCACCTTCTTCTTCATCATCTTCTTCTAAATGATGACCTTCTTCTTCCTCTTCGTAGTCTTCGTCCATTTCTTCAAGTTCACCTAAAATTTCTTCTAAAGATGTTTCGTCTAACTCTTCGTTTTCTTCAAGATCCTCGTCCATTTCTTCAGTCTCTTCCATGTAATTTTCGTCCATTTCTTCAGACTCTTCCATTTCTTCAGACTCTTCCATTTTGTGGTGACGTTTTTCTTCCATCTTCTTTTTACGCTCTTCCATTTTGTGGTGACGTTTTTCTTCTAGTTCTTCTTCTTCAGATTCTTCTAGTTCTTCTTCGTCTTCGTGGATAGATGTTTTTACAGTTTTAGTGTAGGCATCATCTTGTTTTTTATTTTTGTTGCCTTTGTGACCCGCGAGTGGTTCGTGAGCTTCTTCTAAGTCTTCTTCAAGGTCTTCTCTTAAAGATCTTTTAACAGCTGCTTCTACTTGAGGAGCAAATGTTTCTTGCAATGTTGCTTTTGCGTTGGCGATTGCGCTAGCTCTTAATGCCTTTGCGTCAGCGATTGCTTGTTTGTACAAGTCTTGCATGATTGTAAATTGTTTTTTGATTCCGATTGCTTATTGTAATTGAAGCAATATGTGTATGTTATACGAGTAGCGTTATATTGAGTGTAGAATAACGCATATACGAATAAATATAGCTATTTTCTCGAAAATGTAAATTTACCGAAAAAATTTTTAGTTAATGCAGCAAATACCACTCACTGAACAAATAATATCTGAGATCATTCTGTTAGCTTTTGAGTATTTGTCTTCTAATTTAACTGTTCTGTCGTAAGATTCTTGTAGACCTCGGCTTCCTACTGGTTTCATGTAGGCTCCGTAAGTTGATGGTGTGGAAACAAAGTCCCAGCAGATCAGGTCAAGATCGTCTTCAACCTTAACAATACCTTCACCAATTGAAGTAACTGATCCCATAGCTCTCGATGAGATCCCCACAGTTATATTATTCTCAAATAACTGCTTTAATATGTTTCCTGAAGGCGTAGGAAGTATTTCGATCTTACCGTAAAGATCTTTTCCTTGCCACCAAAGTTCTGTAATGTTGTGACTAACATTTTTCAAGTTGATAACAGAAGTATCTGGGTGATCCAATTCTCCTAAAGCTCTGTTCTCTTTAATTGGTCCTGCGATATACTTTTCTACTTGACGCTCTAAGATTTCATAAGGATAAATTCTCTTGTTAGCGTTAGGCTTATCACTAGCCTGTACTTGACCAACAACTACCATGTTACCATTACGATTTTTAACTCCTTCGTGTAAAGAAGTAATCGGATTAAATAACGCGTGCTCTATTAATAGTTGTTTGCCCATATTATACGTTAACAGATTTTCCAGACTTGAAAGCATTCAATACGTCTGCTTTTCCAGGACCAGATATTTTATTTATTTTATTCAATGTATCTTGATCGGTAGCAGAATTTCCAGTTTTAGCAGTTACAGTTTCTTTTTTGATTCTTTTTTTGCCTTCACCAAGATTCTTTTTGGATACCTCTTTAAGTTTATTGAATAATTCTTTAAGTTTGTCTTCTTTTTTCACGTGTGGTTCTTTTGTTTCTGCAACGTCTTTTTCAACTGGAGTTAAACCGTCGACATTTACGCCTTGATAAAACATTCCTGTTGAAGCTTTAATTAAGGCTTCGATTTTTCCGTATCTATCTTTTTTAAATCCGTCAATTCTAACCTTACGGCCTTTTTCGTCCATTACTTCTTGACCAGTTACAAATTTATTTCCTTCGTTGTTTATTACTGGTTCTACCACTGGTTCTTTAGGCTCTTCAATTCTTCCTCCCATTTCGTGCTCTATTACATTTACTTGTCTAGAGATTTGTAATGGTTGACCTTTGTCATCGTTAACTTCTAATTCCAAATATAAAGTTCCGCCTTTTATTTCTTTTACTACGCCTGATTCACACCCAAATGCTTCTCTATCTTGTTTTGGTAATGGAACTGATTGTCCTACACCGAATCTATGATGAGTGTCCTCTGTTAATGTGACTTTTTTTTTAAATAGAAAGTTAAATACACTCTCTACTATCTTTTCTTTTTTGGTTTCTGGTAATGTTTCAACTATACCTTTTGCCTTTTTAGCGTGATAAGTTAATTCTTTAACTCCTTTTGGCTTACCTTTTTTATTTTCAGTTTTAGGGGCGTGTTGTGATTTTAAAGTATGTTGACCTTTAACTTTAGTCATTTGTTGACCTTCGTGTCTAACACCTTTTTTAACTGGCTCCATTTGAAGTTTTGCGTCTTCTTTGGCAATTTCCTTAGAATTCATGAATTCCTCTTCTCTATATGCCATTGGATCAGATGCCATTTTTTTAGCAACTTTGGCTCTAGTTTTAATATATGCAGGCTCGTCAAAGTCTTTCAACTTACGTAATTCAGCATCCATTGCTCTTTTGAATCTATATGGATTCAATCTGTCAATTATTGCAATTATTTCTTTGTCGTCTTTTGCCCATTCCTGAATAATTCCTTTATTTTTAAGGATTTGTTCTGCGTCTTTAAAAGAAGTTAAGTTGGTAATAAAAGGCAGGTTACTATCTTTACGTACTTCGTACAAGAATTTAGATTCTGCGATCTTTCCTTCCTTTAATTGTTTGTATAAATCTACTGTTGTCATACTGATAAATATTTGACTATCGTCCTTGGCCTCTGTAGACCTTTGGTTTTGGACTGTGTTTGTTGTAACTCTTCTTTCCGCCCTCTTGACCTGTTTTTCTTTTTCCGAAAACTAATTTCTCACTGCTTCCGGTAACTTTTGGTTTTGCCATGTTATATTAATCTTTAAAGCCTTTAAAATCAGCAGGTAGTTTCATTCCTTGAAGTCCAAGCTTGATGCCAGCTTGAATCATGTCCCATTTAGTAAAACCATATTTTTTCATTAAATCGTTTGCCTCTTGCGCTCCAATTTTTTGAGTTATCAATAATCTCATTATTTTTTCCGCGCTAGGTTTAAAACCACCAAATATTTTAAATTGTTCATCTGAAATTTCTTGTGGAGTTACATCTGCTTCTTCGATACTTTTGTCTATTTCAGATTCTTTAATAATGCCAGCCAACTGCTGCATTCTTTTTGTTTCGTTAAGTTGCGTTTTCATTATTTTTTACTTTAAATTTTTTACCTTTTCGTTACTTCCGGCTACTTTTGGTTTTGCCATCTTTGTTAACCTAGATTTTTAATTTTTTTATAAGCTTCGGCAACCTGTGTTTTTAATTTTTCTATTGATTTTTTTGTATGAGATTTTACTTCATGCATTCCTGAATTTTGGTATGGAAACTCTTCTTTTAATCTACTTGAGTATTCCAAAACTTTATTCACTTCGGCTAATTTTTTTCTAACTAATTTAATAGCCTCATTGTATTGTTGATTTTCGTCTCTAGTTTTAGTTTCTTTTTTGAATCTATTATAGTTTTCGAATAATTCTTTGTATATGAATCCACCTTTAGTTGGTCTATTAGGAATTTTAGGAGCGTCTTTCCAATCTCTTACTCCAGTTTTATAGCCTTTTGATTTTCCTGCAGCTAATTTAGGCTCTTTGTCTGTAGATTCCTTTTTTACTTTTTTGTTAGCATAAGGAGCTGCGTATTTCTTTTTTGGATTATCCAAGCCTGGTAAATAAGCATCATTTCCGTCTCCTGGAATTCCACCAGTACCGGTAACTGATTCTTCTTCTAAACTATCTTCGGATAATAATTTTTGACTTAGGAATTGAACAGATACACTTTTTTTCATTAATTAATTGATTTTAATTCATCTATTAAATCGTAGTACTGTAAAATACCTGATATAGTTTCGTCCTTAATACCAATATTTTCTTTTATTGGAGATATTAATTTGATAACTTCGTTTAATTTAATTGAAATTACTGGACTTTCTACTGTTTTGGATAAAGATACTAATTCTTTTTTAATGGAAGACAATCTTTTATTTAAAGATTCTTTTAAACTAGCTGTGTCGGAGATGCTAGAAATATATTCTTTTAACAATCCTTTTTGTTTTGTAGAAAGAGTGCCGTATTTGTCGTTAAACTTCTCTACCAAAATCTTATAGGTCATTAATCTGATCTCTTTGTCCTCTTTCATTAATTCTTCTACTAATGAATTAGGAACTTTTTTATTTTTTATATCTTCTTTGCTAATTCTTTCTAATAAAGTAATTTTATTAGCAACTAGTTGTTTTGTATCAGATTGTTTTGAATGTTGAGATTCAAATATAGTGTAGATTGATGCGTAAGATTTGTAATTTTCTACTTTTGCCTTAAAGAAATCCTCTAATTTATAATTTCTCTTAATTTCTTTGATTAAATTGTATTTTAATCTATTTGTAGTTTCAAAATCAATTTTTTTATATTGATCTACCACCGTAGAAATAAGTACTTCTGCTTTTGATTCAGTCAATTTCTTACTTGTAACTAATGTATTATACAAGTTGTACTCTTTACCAAGATCGGTATTGGTAAAATACTTTTTTAGTATTTTTACCGCTTTGGAATCTTTATTTTCTAAAAGATCCGCTGTAGTCTGTCTAACAAGTAATTCAAATAGAATTCCAGTGTTACGATATTTAGAATGTTTTACTGCCATAGTTTGTAAATCGGCTACCAATAAATATGTTATTATTTTTCTGAGTCTTCTATTATATTACTTTCGTCCAATGTAGTAGATTCGAACAAAGTTGTCTTCCTTTTAGGGAACATTTTCTTCAAATCTTTCTCATATTGAGCAAATAAAGCTCTTGTACTTGTAGTATTCTCTAAATTCAATGGTCCACCTTTAAATTTAGGCTTAAAACTATCCTCTCCAGTCTCTGCACTTGCTTTAAGATCATAAGATCCTAATCTATCTCTACCAAATGGAGAATCGTCTGTATTATAAGTAGATTTATATTTTTGAGGTCTTCCAGAAACTTTAGTAGGTCTATTTGGATCCAATTCATCGTACCCTGATGGCACATCTAAGCTACCGTCTTGTTTACCACCGTACAAACTAGCCAATTGGTGAGGAGTACCAAACGCTTGACCTGTTTCAACAGGGTCATTTCCTTCTTCTTGAATTTGTTTGTATCTAAACTTACGTTTTTGATCCTCAATAATCATATCTTCCATTTCACCAAATTCATCTTCTGAAATATGGAATACATTTTTCCAGATATAATCTCTAGGTAAACTTGCGGCTTCAGAAGCTTGATTGATTAAGTCTACTTTTTCTTTCAACATAGACAATCTTTCTTGTTCGTATATGATTGAAGGTCCAGTTAAACTTATTTGGAAGTTAGCAACAGATTCGTCTTCGTATCCATTGGCGTATAAGTGTACCAATGCGATCTTTTTAAGTTCTGATACTACAATTCTTTGGATTCTTTCTATTGTTCTAGCAAAACGAATATCTTCAGCGGCTAAAGTTGCTTTACCAGTTAAGTCCTTTTCGTATCCCATGAACGCTTTAGGAATCTTTA